GCAACCAGTTCGTGAAGCTGGCGGGCACCAACGAAGCCGGCAGCAACGGTCTGTACCTTGCTCCCAAGCAATTCACCCTCACCGCAGTAGATTCTGAATTATGGGCGGAATGGAGAACAGCTTATGTCGGATTCGAGCCTCTAAAGACGCGGGCGATATTCGAGGCGCGCTCTGAGCAGGAAGCTGGAATCAAGGCCAGAGAATCCGAAAATGTAAAGACCGGATTTGAAGGCACAGCCAAAGAAATGGTTATCGGCGGCCAAGAGATTTCACCTTTGAGATAACCATGAGCGTCGCTGTTTTCAATCCGGCAATTTTCCTGGGACGTTACCCGGAATTCACTGCGACGTACAACAAATCCATTGCGCCCTACGGAAGCCAGACCATCGTAATAGCGATTCTCGGCGGCGCGCCAGGAACAAACGTTCCAGCGGGTTCTCTGGCAATCGACCTGTCTGGATTCATTTACTCGCTTCAAGGCGCGGTAACGCTGGGATCGGATGGAGGATGGTCGGCCACCTTTGCCAATGTGTCTCCAGGCGCTCTTCCTTGCCCAGCAGGGAGCCTCACTCAGATATACCAGGGCGTGGCGGGATGGAACACAGTGAGCAATCCGACCGCTGGAATTCTCGGAACGGTATCGAATCCCTGGCTTTTCCCGAACTTCTTTGCCGAGGCGGGACTCTACCTGAACAACACGGATTGCAGCATTGTTCAGGACGTAAATCTTCGCACTGTGCTTTTGAATATGCTGACGGCTCATATCGCCTTCCTCAACGGTCAGCTTTCGGCAGACAATCAGGTCCGTCCCGTCGGACGCATGAGCGCAGCGAGTGAAGGCGCAGTGAGCGCATCTTTTGAAGGCGTTCCGCCGACCCCAGGGACGGGAGAATGGTTTCAGCAATCGCAATACGGAGCCTCTTTCTGGCAGGCTACGATTTCCTACAGGGGAGCGAGATACTTCCCGAACCCAACGCGAGTCGAGGGATTCACCGGAACTCGGTATGGACGGTATTGATGCGATTGAAGTATCGGTAGACTGTTCGGAGCTTTTGAGCGACATTGAAAGCATCGAATCCGGGGAAATGGAACTGCCCAGTGTGTCGGCAATTCGCATCGTTTGCAACGGTTGTATCGAGGATGTTCCGCTGTGGCTACCCGAAGCATAAAAATGTCGGACGCTGTCACGGCCAAGCTGAATGCTTTGGCGAAGAAGGCGCGCGGAAAAGTCATTGTAGGGTTCATCGACAACGATCAGGCCCCGATTGCATGGTGGAACGAGTTTGGGCACAAGGGCCGATTCCCTTCTCCGCCGCGTCCTTTCTTCCGCACTATGGTAGCTCAAGAGTCTGGGAAGTGGCCGGCGATGATGGCCGGAGAACTCAAACGCAGCGAGTTCGATGGCAAAAAAACTTTGGCGTTCATGGGGGATGAAATAGAAGGACAACTCAAGGAGAGCATCATCGAATTGGTTGCTCCTCCCTTGTCGAAAACGACGCTTCGGTTGCGCCTCAAGTTCAGGAATCAGCCTCAAAACATCAGGGCGCGAGATGTGGTGCAGGCGCAAATAGACGTTGCCAACGGAAAGCCGGTTGCGTCTGGTACTGAAGCGAAGCCGCTTGTATGGACTGGGCAAATGCTCAACAGCACGTCCTACAAGGTGAGCTAATGAAGGAATACGTGCGGGAAACGTGGAAGGCGTGGCTGACTGTGGTGGTGAAGTAATGGACTTGCGCGGGATTGCAAACTCGGCCTCCGACACAGTGAATCCGAACATTTCGGTAACTGTTTCCGCGTCCACCGGATATACGATTGGACCTGGTCTCAAGCAGATTCCGAGCTACGCCGATCCTGTAACGGGGTTCGCACAGGTCCAGGCGCTTACTGCGCGGGATATTCGACAGCTTGAAGGGTTGAATATCCAGGGGGCTACCAAGTCGATCATCTTGCGCGGACCTTTGAACGTCGTCTCGCGGACAAATTCTCAAGGCGGCGATCTCGTAACGTTTGGCGGACAAACATGGCTCAATGTGGCGATTCTTGAGCAATGGCCGCTGTGGACGAGGGCGGCCATTCAACTGCAAGACACACAGGACACAGGGTCGTGACAGCGCCGGCACAGTACGTTCCTTCCATCGCCATCGACGCTATTTTCGATGCGGTTGGGGCTTTCATTCAGCCCTTTGTAGGGACTGCGCAAGTAGTGCGCGCGCAAGTCAACCGAGTTCCGATGCCGGCATCGGGATTTGTAGAGTTGACGGAAATTGGGAACGTGGATATTGAGGTTCCGCGTTCATGGTACGACGGGGTGAATTCGCAGGAAGATTTTATCGGTCCAAAGAAATTGGCGATTCAGGCGGACTTCTATGGAGTATCGGCGGCCGATTGGTGCGCGGCGGTCAAGACAGTTTGGCGAACGTCTTACGCGACAGCGCAGTTCGCTCCAGGAATTGCCCCGCTTTATTGCGACGATGCGCACGAGGCGCCGCTGATAACTGGAGAAGAGCAGTACGAGCGCCGATGGACTATGACTTGCTATGTGCAGTACAATCCAGTTGTAATTGTTCCTCTTCAATCGGCTGACGAATTGAGCATGAACATTGTGGACAACGTAGTTTCATAAGGAGATGCGATGACGATACCGGCAAGCGCAATAGTCTCGGGGGTTCCAAGCGTACTCAGTCCAGGCGGAAGCGGGCTTGTGATGAATGGCCTTGTGCTGACGGAGAACGCACTCATGCCCGCTGGACAGGTTCTCAGTTTTGCAAGCTCGGCTTCAGTATCCAGCTTCTTCGGTCCCTACTCGACCGAATACTCCTACGCCGCCATATACTTCGCCGGCATGGTGAACGGGACGCAGATTCCTACGTCTATTCTCTTCGCTCCATACAACGCCTCAGCGCGCGCCGGATGGCTTCAGTCAGGCTCTCTGTCCAGCGTCCCGCTGGCGACGCTCCAGGGGTACAGCGGAACGCTCACGGTGACGTTTGCGGGAACCCCATTGACTTCGAGCTCGATCACTCTGACGGGATTGACTCAATCCCAGATGGCAAGCGAGATTCAATCGGCCTTTACGACTCCTCCGTTCTCGGTTTCTTGGAACGCTGTGCAGAGCGCCTTTGTATTCACAAGCACGGCGACGGGCGCCACTGAGACCATCACGTATGCAAGTGGAACTCTGGCCGCCGACCTGTTTCTCACTGCCGTTACCGGAGCGACGCTATCGCAAGGCGCGGCCGCCGACACGCCGTCTTCCGCGATGAACAATGTCATCGCGGTGTCGCAAAACTGGGCGACGATGAGTTATATTTTCGAGCCATCGCTTGCCAACAAAGAATTGTTCGCCGTCTGGTTCAGCGCATCCAACGGGCAATACCAAGCGGCTATGTGGGATAGCGACACTCAGGCCAGCGTACAAAACGCCACCGAACCCTTCGGAGTTGTGGCGAAGGCAAACAGTTACAACGGGGTTGTGTGCATCGGCGGCGATCCAGCCCTGGGCTCTCTCGCGCCTCTCGTGATGAACGTTGCCGCTTTCTATCAAGGGATGGTGGCATCCATCAATTACTCAGCGACGAACGGGAAGATCAATTTTTCCGGTAAATCATCCATGTCCGCCGCAGTGTTGCCAACGTGCACGAGTCTGCAAACCTATGAGAACCTGTTGGCAAATGGGTACAACTGCTACGGATCGTTTGCCACGAGCAATCAAGGGTTCGTATTCTTCTCGAACGGTCAAATTCCAGGCATCTTTCCGTGGGCGGATCAATGTGTGGACGAGATTTGGATGAAATCTCAATTTCAGCTTGCGCTTTTCAACCTGTACACCTCGGCCAATAACATTCCATACGATCCTTCTGGCTACGGATTGATTAGGGCTTCGCTCGTCGGCCAGCCCACTGGAAGCGGAAACTCTACATTCAACGGACCTATCAACAATGCTTTGAACGCTGGCGTGATTCAGACAGGGGTTACGTTGTCTTCATCGCAAGCCGCTTTGGTCA